GCTGCATTCCAGATCCTGGATCAACAAGCCCAGATCTGGGTTAAAAAAAATAATAAATTCCGGTCCGGGAATTTATTGCTTAGGCACAGGCCACGAGCTCTGAGAGCTCGAGACTGAAAAAAAAAAATAAAAAATAATCCACAAGCCACAAGCAGCAAGCTGCACGAACCAGGGAAACCGGGGGTGGTGGGGGCGGGTGGGCCCAGAAGGCGCAAGCACCGGGAATCTTTTAGCCCTCCCTCCCAACCCTTACTATTTTAAACTTTATTATGGGAAAGTCAAATATAAAATGGGATAATATAATATTAACTGTGGATAAGTTTTTCTTGGATTTCTGGCCAATTGTCAGCTAGTGCCCGAACCGGTTCACCTTTTGATAGAGCAAGGACCGAGGCCCCTGGATAAAGTTTATAGCTCAAAGGGTCGAGGGTCTTGGCCAAGATATAAGAATTTTTAGCATGCTTAATATGGAACGATATTTGATGAGGTGAAAAGCGAATTTTATTACTATTGATTACTTTTAATTCGACAGTGAAAAAACCTTTAATGTCAGTATAACCAAGTAGATCAGGAACACCCAAAGACGCCCAACTTTCTAATCTAGTCCATGATATTAAAGGCGTTTTTCTTTTCAATTCTTGCCACAATTTAGTTTCAGATTTCAAAGTAAATCAACCATACAAATATATATATATTTTATTATTATTTATTTGTCTATTGTGGGATTTTGTGGTATAAAATAAACAGAAAGAGAGAAAGAAAAAATGTATTTAGAGTTTAAAAAATCACCTAAAATTTTAAACATTGACAACAACGCCAAAACAGTCAAAGGCCAAAATTTCGGATATATGACAGCTATTTTTTACGGTGCGTCTGGTTCTCAATCTGGTTTTAATGTCTGCCCCCAAGCTAGTAAAGGTTGTTTAAAATCTTGTTTATATACTGCAGGCCATGGCGCATTTAATAACGTGCAGCAAGGTCGAATAAATAAAACCAGGTGGTATATTCAAGAAAGAGAAACCTTTTTAAACCAACTTAGAAAAGAAATAAAAGCTTTTTTAAACAGAGCTCAAAAGAAAAATTTAATACCATGCATAAGATTAAACGGCACGAGTGATATATCTTGGGAAAATACCGGGATTATGGAGGAGTTTTCAAGCGTTCAGTTTTATGATTATACCAAGGTTTACAAAAGAATTTTAAAATATGTTAATGGCCAAATGCCGTCAAATTATCATCTAACTTACAGCCTGACAGAGGATAATAAAGACGAAGCTATGAACGTTTTAAAACTTGGTGGCAATATTGCTGCCGTTTTTAGATCTAATTTACCTAAAACTTTTAAAGGATTTAAAGTTATAAATGCTGATGAGAGTGATTTAAGATTTTTAGACGGGAATAATATCATTGCTGGATTAAAAGCAAAAGGAAAAGCAAAAACGGATTATTCTGGATTTGTTTTGGAAAGTGAGGAAAAATGACTGACAAAAAAGTAATAAAAAAAGTTAGAGAATGGCTTATTTTAAATATCCGTTCAATGACTATGGATGATGAACTAATAGAAGATAATAAACTTTTATTAAAAGCTATTAGAGATTGGAAACAAGAAAGCGAGAATGAACAATGAAAAAAGAAAAATATTTAAACCTAGATGATGTAATAAAAATATCTATTGTTTTAAATAAAGATAAGTTGACTGTTAGGGATTTATTAGAGGTTATGCATATAAAAACAAAAAGAGCTATAGCTTCTAATATGAATGATGAAGACTTAAACCCCTGGTGGTCCACTAGTAAAGGCGTTAATATTCCAATATTAGATATGGATTTAAATCATATGATAAATGCCTTTTCAAAGTCTTTAAATTGGCAAGAAGTACATAAGCAACAAAATAAATTAAGTACAAAAGAAGTTATAGCAAGCGTCAAAAGTTTTGTTGAGCACTTAGAGAGCGTCAATGATAGATAAAAAAATAATAGATAAATTTCGGGCTGCTAATGTGGCCCGGTATACCCTAGAAATTTTTGAAAATAATAGCAGCATTGAATCTATAACCTATAAGGCACAAGCCTCAAGCAACAAGCAACAAGCCACAAGCAACACACATCCGGATTTATTACCCAATCATGGACCTGAGTATTATGCACCAAGACGCAGGCGTAAAAAATTATTGTAATCTTAAGTAAATTTACTTATATTTACTTCCCATGGGATTACCAAAAATATTAACAGAACAACAAAAAAAATTTGCTGAGTTATTAGTTTTTAATGAGGGTCGTATGTCACCTACAGAATGTGCGTATGAAGCAGGATATGCAGAGGGCTCATGCCATGTAAGAGCTTCAGAACTAAGAAACCCGAATAAATTTCCTTTAGTCGTCAAGCATATGAATAACCTTAGGGCTGAAATGCAAAAGAAATATGAGATCACTTACGAAAAACATATAACAGAATTAGCAAGGATCAGGCAAGAAGCAATTGAAGCTAAGTCTTGGTCTGCTGCTGTTAATGCAGAGGTCGCAAGGGGTAAAGCTGCAGGATTATATATAGAACAAAAAATCATCAAGCATGGTAAACTAGAAGATTTATCAGAAAAAGAATTAGAAGAAAGAATGAAATCTATTATAGAAGAAAATAAAGTTCTTCTTCAAGAGGAGGATTTTGAAGAAATGAAAGATAAAGTTAAGAAACCTAGGGTTTTAAAAATAGTTAAACCTATAAAAGAAGATAACGATTAAGTTAATTTTAAGTGTTCTATTCTTAACACCACACCTAAAGGAATTACTTGAGATCTACCAAACAAATCATCTTGATCGAAATCATCTTTATCAGCAGATATTGTAATAGTCTTTTCATCTTTTTTAATTAGATACCCTAAAGAAGATATTTGACAAGGCTCACTACCTAATAACTCTTCCCTACTTTGCCAAGTAGATAGACTACATTCATTAGTATCTAACCAAACTACTCTAACTATATCCATATTTTCACTATAAGGAATATTAGACCCCCTTCAAGTTTAAATATAAAAATAAAAAATTAGATCGCCATACGGCTAATGAGTTTGATATTTACCAGTGCTTACCACTACTCTGGTAAGCCTTTTTGACTGTTTTAACCTTATTTATCAACCATTCTAGCCATTTACCACCATTACCACACCCTACCCTAGTAAAAATATTTTTTTACACATAGGGGGCCTAATATTCCTTATAGGTAATGCTCTAATAATCCGGCCTCGACACACGTAAATTGAAGCTTTACATCAATTAAATCAGTCATTTCTTCACGGACCACGCTGAAATATTGGTTACAATCGTCATAACTATCGTGAACAATGGATGAAGCCATGCGTACACATTTCTGCTCTACACCTTGACCTATGCAAATCCACCCTACTAAAAAAAATTTTAACAATTAATTTCTAGGAGGATATAAAATGGCCTTGTCTATCATACCACCACCTGCTTTTTTCATACTATTCATAGCATTGGTATAGATAGCTTTGACTTCTTGATCGGTCATAGCCATTAAGGACTTGAGATCTTGCTCTGATAAACCTTGCGCTAATAGATTAATCTCTTTAATCATATCAGTTTTACTTAGTTCCATGGTATTTATCTAGTCTCCTTAAAAATTCGTGCTTATAATATCTTAATTTCTCACCCTCTACAATGAATTCTTGGTAGTAACTATCAACACTACACATCATAACAACACCTTTGTTGATCTGAGTACCATAAACATAATCATGAGCCATGGCGTAAGCTGCTAACTGTAGAAAATAATCCTCGATCCACTCTTCTCGTTTCGGTTTGTTTGTTTGTTTAAAATCCATAATAGCGTCTTGGCCCTCGTGTATTCCTACAAGGTCAGCAGATCCGGCATAAAGACCAGGATAATGCATGACAGCCTCAATACCATAAACAGAGTTTACTTTCGATAAACCTTTACTGATAATTATATTAGCCATAACTCCTGCTCGCTGTCCAATAGAAGTCAAGTCCACATGTTTATTACCTTTAATATATTCTTCGATGATGTGGTGCATTACACTACCTCTAGTGGAAGCAGAGTTCTTAATTCTTTCTGCTTCTTGTTCCCCTACTCTCTTCTTCCATTCCTTTAAAAAACTTTTATCTTTCGTCTCACCTAGTATGGTTGTAACACTTGGAAGTTTTTCTTCACCCACGGCATAATGTCTGTGACCAGAGATTGCTTCTCGAATAGTTTTGGGATAAATAAATTTTTCATTAATCGCAATCGACATATTTTAATTTAACCCCCATTTGTTTTTGTTTTTTATTTAAACTTCTATGAATCTTAGTTCCTTTTCTTCCTGTGGCTCTGACAGAAAAACATTTAGAATCTATCAACGTACAATTACCGTCATCATCAACAGCAATTAAATCAAAGGGAGAGTGAGGATCAACTGCCAAAGCAACCCAATACCCCTTTTTCATGTATTCAATAGCCACGGTCAACTCTCCTAGAGCTCCCTTTGCAGATTTTTTAACCATTATTTTTTCTCTCTCTGGTTAATAGACCAAGCGATATAGTCTCTTAACTCTTTCTTTACAACAGGAGTATATCGTAATGTAGTTAAATTTTCTATCTTCTTCTCTACTTTAATAAGTCTTTGAACGACATTTAAAAACAAAGTATCTTTTTCTTTTTGATTTAACTTACTCCAATTATTTAATATCTTTTCTTCTTCTGCAGTTAGTTTTTCTTTTTTAAGTTGTGGCATTCTATTCTCCCATACTCGGTCCGTGAGGAATTTTTTCCCACCACTTATCTTCTTCTAGTTTCTTTTCGATAAGAGGTATCTTTGTCCAATTATATCTTTCTTTTAATATCTTAATAATGTGATCGTATTTATATTTCATTCGTTACTCTCTTTCTGTTTGGATGATTGATTGATATTGAATTTACTCTTGGTAAATTATCTAACGTCTCATTAATCTCTTTTCTTTTCTCTGCCCTAACGTTAATTCCTTCAATAATCCATTTTTGAATTTCTTCAATTATATTTACAGAATTATCTTTTTGTAGGTATTCGATCTTTTTTTGTAGCCATTTAACTGTATCGTCTTGAGCTTTTAACTTAACCAAAATATTTTTTAATTTATGACGCTTAATAGCTAAATCTGTTTTACTTATCATTTGTTACTCTCTTTCTGATTGGATGATTGATTGTCCGATGTAGTAGGGGATGTGAGGGATGAGGCTGTTTCCGAGGGACTTAAGTCGGTCCACCCTGTTGGGTATCCCATGAGCCACTCGACCCACGTTGGGTTCAACGTCCCACCACCCTTCTTTTCTTTCACTGCCATGGTTAAACCAACTTGTTTTCCCATTGCTATTCGTCTTTGTATTGCTGGGTCCGATAGGTTTCCCCGGTCCCTGTTGTCTGATGCGTTCGGAGTTGGCCACATCTTCACTGCTCCTGCTAACTTTCCCTTCTTCGCTATCTTCTCGTAGTTCGTGTTCTCTCCTGTGTCTTTCCAATCTCTCGCTGCTGGAGTTGGCCATGATCTTCTCGTCACTGTGTTCATGAGAGTCTCTCCTCTTGTCACGTTCGTGCTCGGAGGATAAGCTCCGATTTGATCCTTCCAATCTCTCGATGTTGGAGTTGGCCATGTCTGAATTGCCATTGTCAAAGGTGTTCCCCCCTGTGCGTACTTCTTCGTTCGATTGTTTGCTGAGTCTGTCGTTGGAGTTGGCCACAATCCAGACTCTTTCTCTTTTGTGGTTGGCACCGATGCTAGAAGCTGAAATACTAAACGTCCTTGCGGAGTAACCTTCACTCTCCAAGTCCTTGAGTACGGTGTCAAGACCGAGTTTAATGTGTCCACCAACGTTTTCTCCAATAACCCAAGTCGGTCGACACTCTTGGACAAGTCTAAAATACTCTGGCCAGAGATGTCTCGGATCTTGCTCACCTTTTTTGTTACCTGCAACGGAGAAAGGTTGACAAGGGTATCCTCCTGTGATGATGTCGATGTTATTAATTCCATTTGCTTTGAGTTTTTCATATGTAAGTTCCTTTATATCTCCATAAATGGGAACATTCTCCCAATGTTTTCTTAATACTTTTTGACAAAAGGGATCGTAGTCACAGAAAGCAACAGTTTCAAATTCTCCTGTTGCTTCTAATCCTAAACTAAAACCACCTATTCCAGAAAATAAATCTAAGTGTTGATACATTAGTTTATGGTCCTATCGTCAATGTCTTCGTCTTCATAACCATGATCTTTTAGAAGTTTGAGTAAACGTTTTACTTCTTCGAGACTAGCCATGAGAAGTTCTTCCACTTTATCTCTTGGCATTTTACTTGTTATCTCTTTAAGTTTTTTTAGGTCTAATAGTTTTTCCATTGTTCTTCTTTCTCTGTAATACTGTTATTTCTTTTCCTTCTAAAAGTTCTTTTGTAGCTTCAAAAAGATCTTTGTTTACATTTATTTTTCTACCACCAGGTAAACCTATTTGCATAGGTTCGGATGGTTCCGGGTATTGCTCTTCTTGTTTTCTAAACTCTTCAGACTCTACCCAATCAGTAACGTAACTTCTAAATGCGTGTGGTTTCTTTTTCATCATTTTTCCTTTCTTCAAATTTTTCTAAACTTATCTCACCTTGGCTGTCACAAACATCACATTGAAAGAAATTATCCCAAGAATCAATAAGAACAAATCCATTACCCATACAGGCAGGACATATTTTTTTATTATTTTGTTGAGAGTTTTCCATTAAGTTTTTTTGCTTTCTCATTGGCTAATAGTTCTATTGTTTTAGAAATACTAAGTCTTGTATTATCTAACAAAGCACTACTAATTTTATTCAACTTATTGTGAGTATCTATATGAACTGATACTGATTTGTATTTATTAGTGTTCGGCATTTTTATTTCTCCTATTATATGGGATTTTATACCATGTCGAGAGGGTATTGACAAGAAAATAATTGTGGATAATATAATAAATCTTCACCTTTATGCTCATCTGAGCTTTATTCTGAAGCCAGGTGAGCAGCTAATCTTCTAGTTCTACGTCTATTTCTAGTTCTTCTTCTTCTTTTTTATTAAGTTTATCTATAATTCTTTTACTTTCTTTTTCTAATTCTTCTGGTTGATCTATAAATTGAAATAAAATTTTACCATTAATCATCTGTTCATATCGTGAATGACAATGAAAACATTTATAAACTAATTTATCTCTAATATCTTGTTTAACTAAAGGTGTATATTCAGCACATGCATGACAAATTCCTAATACTACTATCATTGTTCTTTAAGATCATAAAAATAATGATCGTCATCTCCTGCTGTCCATTTGCTTTCTGTTTCCACATTGTATTCAATAGTAGACACTTTAAAATCTGGAACTTTTAATTTTGCAGGTGTTAGTGATTTATCAAAAAATAAACAACGATTATTTGGTTGAGCTGCAAAATGTTTATTGTCTAATCCTAATATATTAAATGATTTATGTTCTTCTGGCATTTCAGAATAACCACTATTCATTGTGTTAACGTCAGAATGACAATTATCGACTGTAAATAAATATTCACCTGTATACCAAGACTTAGAAGGTGCTAGATATTTAGCCTTACAACCAGCGATGCTCGATTTTGTAATCACAGTCATGTGATAACTAAAAGCATCCCATAACTCTAATTCTTCTAAAGGTAAATCTAAATCAGTAGGTTCTGATACAAATGCAGAGATAGGAAGTTTATCATAAAGTGCTCCATATTCTGGTAGATATGTTTCAAAGTATAAGGCCCTACCTTCTATAGATTTACAAGTTACCCAAACTCCCTCTACAAATTCACCATGACCTTTTTGTAAATCATAGAGATATTGTTTTTTTACAAACACCTTTGTGGGTGGTACATTTGCTACTAAGAAAGACATTTATTTTATTTCGCCCCAATTTTTTCCTTTCTCGTAGTCTACCTTATTAGGTACTTGTAGGTCAACTGCTCCTTCCATAACTTCAATAATTTTTGAAGCCTGTTCTGGATTTTGCACAGAGATATCTAACTCATCGTGTATTTGTATGTGTGGCACAATACCTTCTTTGTATAAAGCTAACATAGAAGTTTTTGTCATGTCTGCTGCACTACCTTGAATTAATTTATTTAATGCTTTGTATGTAAAGGCTCTTTTAATCCCCGGTCCGTATTCCCTTAATGCTTGTGCATGAGGTAGAGATTTATGTACACCAAACGTTGTAGGTTCCCATAGATCAAAGTGACATACACGACCTCCAATTGTTCTTATACGTCCACTATCTTGAGCTCTTCTCGATACGCTATCCATAAGTTGTTTAACAAAAGGAGCGTTCTCATGATATTTTTTTATAAGTTTCTCAGCAGCTTCTACTTGTAATCCAAGTTCAGCCATGAGTTTATTCTTACCCATACCATACATTAAACCTAAGTTAATTGTCTTAGCTTGTTTTCTTTCAATGTTAGCCATATCGGCTACAGCCTGGTGAAAGTCTGCGTCTGCATTTTTATAACTCTCTATGATAGTATCAACCGATCTAAAATTATCTAAGCTTGCATAGTGTACTAATATTCTTGGTTCTTGTTGTGAATAATCAAAGCAACCCCAATCACACTTTTCTTCTGGAATAAAGATAGATCGAATCATTGGTCCAAGATCCTTGTTCCTTGCCGGGACTTGCTGTAAGTTTGGATTACTGTAACTAAATCTTCCTGTTACTGTACCACCTTGATCGGAACGTATTTGATTAATGTCAGCATGAATTCTACCTCGATGTTCATATCTAATAATTGTATCTATAAATGTCGTATGAGCCTTATTGAGTTCTCTTGCTTGTGTAATACTTTTGGCCAAAGGATGAGGATGAGTTGCTAAAAAGTTTTTTGTAAAGCTAGGATTACCTTTATCTGTTTTATCGTAAGGTAGTTTTACTTTATCAAATGCTTTTGCACAACTTGCTGCTGCCCATATTTCTACATCAAATCCTACTTGTTTTTTAATATCTTGTAGTGCTAGTTTTTCTTTTTTAATTAATTCTTTTTTTATGTCAGATGCTCTTTGCATATCAACACGAACACCTTTAAATTTCATATCAATCAAACAAGGAAATAAATCTGTTTCTAATGTAAAGATAGTCCAAAGATCTTGTGACGTAAGTTCTTGTTGTAATCGTTGCCAAAGTTTTAAAGTTAGTTCTGCATCTTTCTCTGCATAAGTTCCTACTTCCATAGCAGGTAATCTCCACATATCTTTCTTAGGATCTATGTTCCAATCTCTAGCTGCATCTTTTAAATTTGTTTCATTTTTACCAAACCCTACATACTCTTTACCCATAGAATCTAAGGTGTAACTAAATCTATTTTCATTAATTAAGGACCCAGCAATCATTGTATCAATGATACGACCATTGATATTTAAACCCATGGCTTTTATCCAAGTCACATCATACATAGCGTTATGAAATATTTTATTAGCATTAGTATTTAAAACATCTTGAAACCAATCTAAAACTATTCTTTTATCTAAATTACCACCACCCTCATGAGCAATAGGATAATATCCAGACCAACCGTCCACGGCAACGGCAATACCAACAACAAATCCTTTACCTGTAATAGCACCGGATCCTAAAACTGTTAAACTAGGATCACATGTTTCTAAATCTATGGCTATTTCTTTTGCATCAGATAAATTTTTTAAGTCTGTTGGAGGTAACCATTCTGTTTGAGGTTTAAACAATAAAGGTATTTGCATATTACTTATTATTTTTTTCTAATTCTTTTTTCCAGTGTTGGAGGTTAGCCTCTGATATATCTTTTACCAAATGTGGTAACCAAGCAACATCTATCTCAGTTGGTTTTCCAACCTCGATATTCTCATATTCGTTTTTAGTTATACTATAGTATAATTTTCCGTCTTGATATACAATTCTCATAATATATATGCCTTCTCATAATTTCTTGGATCTACAATATGTAGTTCTTTTCTTGGTCTAGTTACTGCAACATAAAATAATCTGTGAAAATCATCAGGACTTTTCTCCTTATGTTTTACAGCTTTAATAGTTAAGTCTGACATAATTAAAACATTATCAGCTTCACCTCCTTTTGCTCCATGTATTGTTGACAATAATATTCTAGGTGTTCTATTTATTTTTTCACCATTAGCTCTCATGTTTCTAATATAATTTTCTGTGACAGGGTCTAATTTATCAAAAGCATCAAACCAAACATTATCAACTTGTAGACCGTGATCTTGCATACAATCTTTCAAAGTATATTTTTTATCACTCAACAAAGTTTTAGCATCTCTATATCCCGGCATAATGTTCTCACCCAGATAAGCATACATATTTTTTATCTCTAAGTGATTGAATTCACTACCTTTTCTCCATGCTTCCCAATTACTAATTGCTAGTAAAAGTCCTATGTCTACAGAATTTTTATTCTTGTGTTGATAGTACCAACCTTGTAATTCACATAACTCTTTTACATCATTTAAAAAATGATGTGCTGTAGATAAAACTAACCACTCACCTTGAGACATATCTACTTGAGTTACATCAGAATAATATTTTAAAATACCTTGTTCTTCTTTTGACTTATATGATTTATCAAATCTATTTTCTACATTCTTAATTATTCTTTGTGATAGTTCATGTATGGGTCCACCTGGTATTCTATAAGATTGTTTTAATGTTTTAATTTCATCCACTTCATCTTTCAATGCAATGAAGTGATCTATATCAGCACCTGCCCATTTAAAAATTGCTTGATCATCATCTCCTGCAATATAAGTTTTCTCTGATTTTTTCCATATACTTCTAACCATTTTCCATTGTAGTCTATTTAAATCTTGTGCTTCATCTATGAATAAAACTTTAAAAGGAGGTGTATTACCTTGTTCAATAAACTCTTCTATAAGGTCTGTAAAATCTTTCATGCCATTTTCTTTTTTAAATTTTTTTAACTCTTGATCTAACAAGATCAACGTTCCTCGTTCCACGTCTGTAAGGTGTTGGTTCATGTCGTATTCTTCTTCTAAAGAAATACCTTTAATCCTTGCTCGTTCTATAATTTTTAATTCTTCACAATCAGAATTAAATATACCGTCATCTTCTGAATAAGATGTACCCTTAATAATTAAACCGTTTTTCTTACCAAACTCTAAGTAATCTCTATTACTCATCATTTGTTCTTTACTTGCACCCAATAATCTAAATGCAAAAGAATGAAGAGTTCTAAAAAATTTTAAATCTTCTTTAGGATCTAAATTAAATTTGTTTGCAGCTCTTGATATTGCTTCATTAACAGCCTTTTTTGTAAAAGAAAAATAACCTATTTGTTTTGGTCTAACACCTTGTTGTATAAATTGATCAACTAAATCTAATAAAGTAGTTGTTTTTCCTGTACCAGGTGGACCAAGAATAATTGTTTTCATTAGTAATTTGTTTCTTTATATGGTCTATCACTTACTGTTTGCTTTATAACTTTTAAAGATTTTATTTTAGTTATTCTAGGATTGGTTCCTTTTATTTCTAAACTTCTAATCTCACCTTCATAACAAGATAATTCCATCATTAAATTTCCTGTCTTTGTTTTATCGAGTTCCCAATTGTTTTTCTTTGACCAATTATAAAAATCATCCATTTTAAAATAAGTATAACCGTCATCGGTCCATGGTGTTTTATTCAGTATATCTTCTTTTGTTCTTGCTTGTGCTCTGTTAACAGTAAACTCATACAATAAATTTTCTAATTGATTAACAGCACTCAAAGACTCCATAGGTTCTATTTCTTGAATAGACTTCATTAATTCTTTCAATAAAGTTCTCCAATCAGTTGACTTAGGTATAGGCACTATTAAACTTGCTTGAGCCATGCATGCTATAGAAAACATGTGAGCACTATGCAATTGTTCTGTTGTGAATTTTAATCTCTTTCCGTCCACATTTAAAAACCATTGTGGAGGATCTGAAGTAATCTTTGTTAAATCATTTAACGGTGGCATCTCTTCCTCATCAAAACCTACGCCAAATTTTTTAAGTCTACATAAACTAGAATTACAAACAGAATTAATTGGAGCTTGCTTACATCTATATTTATCATAACCCTTTTTACCTATTGATTTAAGAAGTTGTTGAACTTCACTAGATCTTAAAGGTGGGTTCATGTAATTAATATTAGCGTCCTCAACTAAATCCTCCCACTTATCTGGTTCAGCCTGTTTGTAAAACATGGCTATGTTAAACAAAGCGTTGTTTCTACCACCCTCACCAAATCCTTCATTGGCTAATTTATTTAAACAAGGTGGTCCGTCTTTGAAGACTTCTTCTTGTTTTGGTTTTTCAATTTTAATTTCATCGATACCAATTTCTTCTTGAGCATAGATATCATAGAGCTCAAAAAATTCTTCAAGTGTAGCAGCGGTGCCATTATCGTTAAAAGCATATCTTAATCCCTTCATTTGGTTGTGGTAAGGTAAGTTTAAAAAGTTTCCTGTATCACCACGTTCTACAAGAACTTCTGTTTGTTTAGGAAAGATCTCACAATCCATGTAACCTAGTAGTTCAGCGATTTCTTTTAATTTAGATTGCATGAGAGCTGCTGAAATAAATGTCTTACAAAATAAAAATATATGTGCTCCCCCGGACTTTGATCTAAATAGTATTAAAGGTAAGTTATTCTTTCTAATAGTTTCAATTATTTTTTTATGATCTAGATTGTATTTATCTACATCAATACAACCCCATTTACATTTGTTCTCTTCATTAATAGGTATGATACCTAAGGCAGGATCTTTACCGTCTAAATGATCTTGCCATAAATCATCTGTTACAGGTTTTCTTTTTATAAAGGCTTTACCTTCTTGCTTATTACCATTTATGGCTTGTTCACCAATAACATATTGTCCGTATGCACCTTGCATACCCTGGAATATTTCTTTAAATCTCATACTGTTAGCCACACAAATAGAAGCATTAAAAAAGTTAACAACCAAAAATACAAACTCCAGATTTCAAATTCGTATTTAATAAATATTTTTTTTAATTTATTTTTCATCCTCAATATTTTCTACTACTATCCTCCAAATAGTTGGTGTGTAAGTTGCTTCTATTGTTCTACCCTTTTCATCTTTTGTTATATTCCAAGACTGATACTCATCTTTTTCATCTAAATTCATTAATTCTTTTGGATACAATGGTGTTTTATTTTGTCTAATTAATTGTCCTTTGTAATATCTTTTAACTCTAAACATAAATTTTCCTTGTAAAAAAAGGGGGCCGAAGCCCCCTTATAGATTAATAGTTAGTCGCTTCTGACTTAGTCTTCTCTTCTTCACCATGACTAGTTTGCACATCACCTTTACTTATGCTTTCTGCAAAAGCTTTTGCTTGTTCATAGATCTCTCTATCTTGAACAGGACCCACTTTGGATATACTCCAACCAAACCAAGTTCCTTTATCGTTTGATTGTGGTACTGTTTTAAGATTGTAGATATGACTAAAAGGTGGTGGTGTGAAATGTCCGTTAGAACCTTTTATCTTAATACTATTCATCATGGAGTTCCATGTTCTACTTGTTTTAAGTTGTGTAGATTTCATAGTAATTAAGGCTGTCTCACCAGATCCGTCATCCTTAATTATAGTTACAAAGTAAGATGCTGTGTTTTCTAAATAGTTACCACTTGGTAATCTATCCTTGAAAGTTGCGTCTCTTTTTGCAGTTCCTATAATAGGACTACTAACAGGATGTATTGCTACAGGTGCAGCAGTTCCTTCACCTCTATCGGTCCACTCAACGAACTCCCTTTTGTAATAACAAGGTAATAAGTTGATGCCTTTTTCACCATCGTAAAGTTCACTAGTAACAGTATTAAAGATCATACCAGCTTCGGCACCTTCTACATACTTAGCATCACGCTTGTTACATTGTGGTGATAGTTGACCCAATATTCTTAAAAAGGGTAAGGCATAGTCATCTGATGACATATTATCAAACCCACTTTGAGCGTCTTGCTCAAAGAAAGACATTGGTAGTACTTCCGTCTTGCTTTTTTCAGTCATCTTTGTTTTCGTTTCGTCATTCATTTTTCGTTCTCCTATTATTTCCGACTAATTTTAGTTTGATCTTTTACAAATGTATGAAAAAGATCAGAGGGCATGTCGAGGCCGGCCTCAACACGCTCTCTATAAAGTGCTCTCAAAGTAGAACTCTCAACCTTTGTAGACTGAGTTGGTTCAAAACCTTGATCCACTGCAGAACCAAAAAAATCTTTGGCTCTGTTATCCTCACCTTTACCGAAATCTACACTAACACTGTTTTTAACAATGTCACCGAGATCGTTTTGGCGAAGCCATTCATAGCATGCTTCCCTTTTATTTGCATCTTTGGGAATAGTGCAGCTAAATACTTTTCTGATTTCAATTGATGATCCGTCAGATAATTTTAATGATGTGATACCTTGCTCAGCAAGTATGTCTGGAATTATTTCAGAACTAATTTTATCGTGTTCCTGTTTTTTCTTTTTAATTTTATTTTCTAAATCTTCTATATCTTTTTCTATAGATAGAAGTTTGAAACACTGTTCAGATAATATATCTAAATTAGTTTTTTCAATTATCTTTTGTTGGTCTTCCTCAAAGTTAATTGTGTTTTGATCGTTCATTTTTTACCTCTTTATTCTTTCTTTTAGGTTATTAATCTACGGCTATGTTATCATCTTTCTGATACAAATCAATTGATAAAGGATAATATTTATATTCTCTTTTATCCCATTTCAATAGATTAAACATACCGTTGGTTGTTTCGCTAACTATGGCTGTTGATAATCCAATAATAGCAGGATCACCTAAACATAAAATATAGTCTTGTTTTCTAAAGTCTCTTAAATTTTTTCTCATCTTAAAAATAAAAGGCGAGGAACTAAAAACTATTTGAGACAACATAGGTAAACAAATAACTAATTGGCCAAATTCACCAGCACTTAATATATTCATATTAGTCGGTGGGTGTTGTAAAACATACACAAAATTTTGTTCAGGTTCGTTTTTTAACGTGTCTAAAAACTTACTTAAACTATCTTTTCTGTATAATTCAAATACTTCTTTTTTCATTTGTTTTCTTTCTTGACATAAATATATACATTCATGTATAAATTACAAGTAAGAAAGAAGATAAAAATTATGATTGAACATTATAAGTTTAAGACTAAGCCATATAGTCACCAATTAGATGCATTACAAGCATCCTGGAATAAAAAAACATTTGCTCTTTTTATGGAAATGGGCACTGGTAAATCTAAAGTATTGGTAGATAACATATCTATTTTATACGACAAGGGTGGTATTAAAACTGCTTTGATTGTAGCTCCTAAAGGTGTTTATAAAAATTGGCACGACATAGAAATACCAGTTCATTTAGCTGAACATGTTGAATATACAAAAGTTTTATGGGAAGCAAACATTACTAAGAGAAAACAAAATGAACTAGATACTTTATTTGAAAATGATGACAAATTAAAAATATTAATTATGAATGTAGAATCTTTTTCTACATTAAAAGGTGTTGCTTTTGCAGAAAAATTTTTGAATAATACTGTAGGACCTAGCTTAATAGGAATAGATGAGTCTACGACAATCAAAAATCCCACGGCTAAGCGAACAAAAAACATTTTAAAAATAGGGGAGTTAGCGAAATATCGTAGAATCTTAACAGGGTCTCCGGTTACCAAGTCACCACTTGACTTGTATTCTCAATGTAAATTTCTAGATGAGTATCATCTAGGTTATGGTTCTTATTATTCTTTTAGAGCTCGATACGCCAATATGATTGAAAGAAATTTTGGTGGACGTAGAGTTCAATTGATATCTAGTTACAGAAGGCTTGATGAGTTAACAGGAATCATAGATAAATTTTCTTATAGAGTTCTTAAAAAAGATTGTCTTGATTTACCAGAAAAAACCTACACGAAAAGAGTTGTAGATTTGACTGATGAACAAATCAAAATGTACACAATGATGAAACAAACAGCCTTGGCAGAATCTAAAGGTAAAATTACAAGCACTACAAATGCTATGACACAATTAATGAGGATGCAGCAAATAGTTTGTGGTCATGTGAAAATGGATGATGGGTCTATGGTTGAAGTAAAAAGTAATCGTATTAATGAATTGATGTCGGTTTTAGAAGAAGTAGACGGAAAAGCGATTATTTGGGCAAATTACATCTATGATATAGAAAAGATAGTTGAAGCCTTAAAAAAAACCTACGGAGAGGACTCTACAGTAGCATACTATGGTGCAATTGATACAAACACACGTCAGAAAAACATTGCTCTGTATCAGTCTGAAAACAGCCCTGTAAGGTTTTTTGTTGGAAACACTCAAACCGGGGGGTATGGAATCACACTAACTGCTGCAAGCACAGTAATTTACTATTCTAACAATTATGACTTAGAAAAAAGACTACAATCAGAAGATAGAGCTCACAGAATTGGTCAAAAGAATGTTGTCACTTACATAGACTTGATGACAGAAAAAACTGTAGATGAAAAAATAGTAAAAGCTTTACGAAATAAAATTAGTATAGCTAATGAAATCATGGGAGAGGAGTTAAAAGATTGGATATAGTAAATCAATTTTTTGATTGGTGTTGTCAAGTATTGGTTGTTATAGGAGATTTCACAGGTTGGGGCTACGAATTAGCTAATATTATTATATTTGTAATAATACAACCAGGTTTGATTTTGCTCTTTTTTTGCCTTTGGATCCGTGTTAAAATACTTAATGGCCACTACGGACGAAAAACCAAACGTACTTAAAACTCTTTTCAACAAGTTACCTCCTAACATGAGATTGTTTGTTTCAGATTTAATGGGTAAAGATGAGTTAATAACTAATGAAGATTTTACAAAAGATCAATTAAATGTGATGAAAGAAACAGCAGAAAAAGCAATAGGTGAAGGCAAAGATTCTTTGAGCTATGGTGATTATCCTAAAGGTTATATGGATTATAACAAAAATTTTATACAAAAAATGTTTGATCCAGATTTTCAAATGAGAACAGCAATAGGTTCAGCAAATATTAAAATAAATGATCAAGGAGAAATAATTTTAACTGATCAATTTAATTTTAATGACGCTAAAGATGTTAATAGTTTAAATGATTTATATAAAGCTGCTGTAGATATTTTTGGAACAGACGGAGCGTATAATAAATTTAGAAGATTAGGAACATACTTTGGATCACCAGAAGGTGAGGGTGCTCCTATCGAACTTAATCTTGGAAAATTAGATACTTAGACAGACCAGGGAACGTATTGAGTTTGTCCGTTATTTTTAATAGCCTTTAAAGTACTCTTCCTCGGTTCACGGTCCTTGACCATTGAACAATGTATCCACCCGGAATTAGGATCACCATCATTATAAAATTCTAAAATTAATTGATCGTATTCGATGTTATCTCGAATCCACAGGCCAAGTTCTTTATTATCTATTCCACCTATTTCAAAGTCAGCAGCTTCTCCTTTAGCATGCTGAGATCTAGAAGAAGAACCAATGGCTTCACAAAGATCCACGCTTCGATATCCAGATGACACAGTCACAGGCTTACCAAAATGATCTCTGATAGGTTGTAATAAGTTATCAGCAACATATTTTAAATTTTCAATATGCTCATCTGTTGGTGTGTTGTCTATATTTTTTCTAATAGCTGTTTGAGATTTAGTCATCTCTGATAGTGTAAAGTTTTCTGATAGTTTCATAACATCCCCAATAAAGTATCTATAAACATTAAACCCACAGCCCCCACTGTAGATAATACAACCCAATAGATTTTGTCTATCTTGCCACCCAACTTATCAATATCTTCATGCATATGCTTAAGGTGATTATTTTTAATCTCGTTAATCTCCTTTTTAACTCCTGTAATATGTCCATGTAATGAAATAATATGCTCTCTTTGTGTTTTAGGTTCTATTGTCATTTTCTTACTATTTGATTAAAGCTGTCTATTTTAGCTTTATTAGTTGTACCAAGTTTATTTGGATTTTCAATAGGAATAGTCGATCCTGCTACTTGAGCTATTGTTGAAGGATCACTACTAATTTGTTGAAAGTAAGAAGTATCATTAGCAGGTAATTCTATATTTTTAAAGGGGTTAGGAAAGTCAGGTAATGTTGCTAACCCTAAAGGAACATTATTATAGAAATTAAACATACTGTTTATATAAATAGATGCAGGAAAATAAGGATTTGGTTTTCCTGCTTTTAATGCATTTTCTGCAAAAGTTCTTTTAATGTTATCACTGATCTTTAAAGGTTTAAACGATCCTAATCTTAAAGCACGCAATTCATTTTTAGCTCCACGATCATCAAAAGATTTATTCAAAGCAAATTGATCAGCACCTAATCTTATCGCTGCAAAATAATCTTTCATCATTTCTTGTTTAACTTTGTAGGCTTGAGCATTAGCTATCTTATATCTATCAATAATATCACTAGGACTTACATCTCCACCTTTTAATAGTTTAGATGTAAATTCTCTTCTTGAATTACGAATACCTCTTTGAAAGTCAGCGATCTTAAAGTTAATCGCTCTCTCTGGGTCTACTTTAATTGCTCTGAAACCAACCAATCCTTGTAGTTCATCACCTAATTCATAACTTCTACCGTAATCATCTGTTTCTCCAGATATCGCTAAACCTATTCTATTGAATTGTGCAATAGAACCGGGAGATTGAGACTTAACTAAATGATTTAAAATTGCACTTACCTTTTCACCTGGAGGAGTTTGATCTGTGTAAAGAACACTACCTTCTCTTGTTCTTCCTCCTCTTACTAGTATATCTGTTGCTGCCTCTGTCCAAATAGATTCACTAATAAAAGGACTAGCTATTTCTTTTGTTGATTCAAACATACCAGATATAAAATCATTCATAATACCGTCTTCATCTGTTCTACCTTCTTGAACAGCATTAAGAACTGTTTGAATAGGTCGTATTAAAGTGTCATAAGCATTAGTACGAGAAAAATCTATGTATTTTAATTCGTTTGTTTTTTTATCTCTGATAGGTATAAGAGTAGAATTTTTAGACCAACTAGGTACATATCTTCTTAAAGCTTCCATCTCTTCATCTGTTACATTATATAAAGCTTTTGCTCCTTCTACAGCAGCAAAAGGAACAGCAGTAGTGGTTGCTCCAAAACCAACTAATCTTCTTATACCTATATTTCTTAAAGGATTTACTACTTCTTTACCTATTCTTTCTTCATAATTTATTTCTTTTAGTGCTCTTCTAACAATATTAGTTCCTGTTCTCATAATTTCTGCTGGAAAAGATACAAAATTACCTAAAGGAAACTTTCTTAAACCTTTAACAAAATCACTAACATAAGCATAGTTTGGAACGTTGTTTCTTACAATGTCTGCTGCTTCTTCATCTAATTGGTCAGCAGTTCTTTTTATACCAAATCTTTTATAGGCTTTATCTAATCTAGCTCTTTCAGAAATATATGTAGTTATCTTCCAAAAATCATCTTCAGCAGTATAAAAGTCTTCACCAACTTTTTTAGCCTTAGAACCTATTTGTTGTATTTTAGCCAAAAAATTATTTGGATTTATATTTTCTCCTAAAAAATCTATTTCTTTAAAAAGTTTTCTAAGATCACCCACTTGAACGTTAGAATTAACAACACCTAATTTTAATAGTTTATTATAAAAATCATTAAACTGCCCTGCTCCTTTTAAAGGTATTTGTAAAGATTTATAGGCATCTACAAAAGCTTTTCTGTTCGGTATAACACCATTAGCGGCAGCAAAAGCTCCAGCACTAATAAAGTTACGAACGTGTGTTAGAGGTGATAAAATTGTTTTAGCTATTTGAGAAGTTGCTTTTGGAAAAAGAATAAAATTATTTAAAGTATAACCAAGTGCTGTATCATTACTTATTAAAGAATTAGTTGCTCCTGTTACTGCATCAGCCATTCCTTTTGTAGTATATAATCCATCCAAAGGATTTGTTATTCCTGCTAATACAGAATCTGGTGCTTGATCTTGAAAACTTATTTGTTTTAAATTATCACTACCAAAAACATCTAAAGCCTCGTCTTCATCTTTAAAAAACATTTTATATTTTTTCTTTGCTTGATATTCTGATAATCCTTCTCCACCTTCAGCGATAGGTTGCATTGCTTTTTTTACTAATTCATCAGATTGTAATTCCAATGCTTTATAGTATTGATTATTTCTTGTTATTAGAGATAGTCTTTCTGTACCTCCTAATATAGTTAAACCCACATTATTTTGTTTACCGAAAAGTTCTTCTATGGATTCTTTAAAAGCAGGTGTCAAATCATCTAAAGAAACATAACCTGATTTATATTTACCAAAAGAATCTATATCATTAAGAACACTATTGGTTGCAAGAAACTTAGGTAATTTAAAAATAGCAGCAGGTGATCTTTTTTCACCCATTGCCAAAGATTTTTTATTAGGAAGTCTTGCTGTTTTAATTATTTCATTAACATATTTTTCTGCTGTTTCAGAGGTTATTTTATTTCCTCCTAGTTCTGCTTGCTTTATTATTTCTGTTTTCATTTTTTCTATTAATTGTTTTGTTGGTCTATAATTTAACCAAGGTATTATGGATTTGTTTTGAAATATCTCATAATTAGAACCTAGAAAACTTTTAAATTTTTCTCCAAAAACTCCTTTAAATTCTTTAAAAGATTTTTCATCCATGTTTTTTCCTATAAAGCCAAACATTTTTTCCCAACTACCTCTAACAGTATTCATTTGATCAAATATATTTTTAATACTATTAGTGTCAGCACCGAGTGATTTTAATTTTTTAAATAATTTTTGCGAAAGTTCTTTATCCATTCCACCAAAAACTATTTTCCTTGAATCATCAAAACCAGGTTTACCAGACAAAAGAACATCATTTAATTCTTTTAATAATTTTTTTCTTTCTTTCTTTGTTGTTGAGTTAAATGCCGTCTTTAAAAAAGGAAACATCTTATCTATTTCTTTTGTAATTTCTCTTGCTGTTTGTTGAGCTATAGCTACATCTTGTGCTCTGATTCCTTCAAATTCTCTTTCTATTCTAAAAAATTCAGGATCTTTTTGACTTCTTGCTCTAAATTTTCCTGCAAATTTATCTAAAAATCTATCACCCGCTTCATCGCTTCGAGCTAAATTTTTATTTCTTTGAACTAATTTTTTAATTGCTAATCCTGTGCCACCAATAACACCAGAAAACAAAGCACCTTCTGTTCCAAACTTAATACGATTTAATATTTCTCTACCTGGATCATAGTCTTCAGTTCTATCTAATTTAGTAGGACCTCCTAACATATCACCAAAAGTTCCTACTTTATCTACGTCTCCTACAAACACACCTTCAGCCATACCTGAACCAAATGCTGCTATGCCGTATTTGGCAGCTTTTTCTTTTTTGTTAAATGTCGTGGCAAGCTTTCTAGCTTCTCTTAACTCCACAGGGCTTAATGCTTTTTTATCTAATGCGAAATATTTTTTTGCTTTCTTTCCTTTAATTGCAGCGTTAGCAAGTTGAGCGCCTTTTGTAAACGCAACAGCACCGGGAATACCAAGATTAACTAAGGTTTCTGTTATTTTACCTGCTGTGGTTGCTTCTGCTGCTTCATCAAAAGGATTTATTTGATCAAAGAAAGCTTCTACTTTTGCAGCGTTATTGGTTCCCGCACCGAGGTCAATGAGACTTGCTCCTAAAGATATAACACCTTCTGGTATCTTAATAAAACCAGATGCAATACCTGCTAGTATAGATTGTATAGTTCCAACTTTATTTTCAGGCTCTTGATCGAAATTAAAATCAACCATTTATCCTCCTCAAGATCTTAAATAACTGTTAGCACTTTCAAAAGTATTAAATGTTTTTGATTGACCTGTTTCTTTATCTGCCACAATGTAATTTTGATTTACTGTATCAAAATAAATACTAGATTTATCTAAATTTGTTGTAACTACTTCAAAACCATCTTCTATTGATTTACCTTTTGCTTTATATGGAAGTATTTTAAGATCGGCACCATACCTTGTTTTTAAAGCTCTAAATTCAATATGTCCGTCTCTATAAGCTTGTTCGTGTAAAGTAGATGGTTCAAAGTTAGAACTAATAGTAGCTCTTACTGTAGATAAAGGTAACTCTTTTTGAAATTGACTTTGACCTCCTGCAAAAGCAATAGCGTCTTCTTCAGATATTTTAGGATATTTATTTTTAATAAAAGCATAATCTTTTTGTTTATCAGTAGACGCTGTATCTGAAATATATTTTGAAACGGCAGCTTCTCTTGCTTTTGCTTTTATAGTACTATCGTCTCCTACCTCACCAGCAGCTTCAATAGCTCCACCATAATCTTCATCTAAAATTTTAGGAGCAGCAGCAGTTAACATCTTAAATATTTTATCTTTAGTAGCACTATCCCCTAACATAATTCTTTCAAAAGTTTTAGCGTCTGCGTCTATCAGATCTTCCATAGCATCAACATCTATTGCTTTATTATTATCTTGTACTTCAGGAGCATCTTTCTTTTCATCCATGGTTACTGTCTTATCTCCTTGTTGATTATCTTCTGATTGATCTATTACAGGAGCTTCAGGAAGTTCTGTTGTCGTTTGTTCTTTTTTATTAGGACCATATCTAAAAGTATCAAAGTCCTCTACTGCTACTCCAAAACCACTACCTGGTTCAAAAGGATCTAAATATTTAAAAGTAGGTTCACCACCAAAAAATATTTTTGCAAAATTACCTATGTCTGAACCAACATTTACAACAGGATGAATGGCACTTAAAGCGGGATCTACAATAAGTTTTTTAAAAGGAGATTGAGAAAAACCTGTACCTCCTCCTGTGGGTTGTGTTGTTGGTGTTGTTTTAGATTCATCACCTGGAAATACAAAACCTGCATTTTGATAATTTTGTCTTGGCATTAATCCAGACGTGATCCCTGTTCCACGGCTATCGACTTTACCACCACGTCTAAACATAGGTCTATTTAAAGTTCTACTCATTAACCAAACAATCCTAACTGACCACCAATACCTGCAAGACCCGCACCCATTCCAAGAATTTGAGATAGTGGGCTAGGAGGAGGTGCTGATGTTGTAGAGTAGCCTGCTTGTGCTGGATATCCACCTATTAATCCTGTTAATTGTTGACCAACAAATCCTAAGTTTTGTTGATCGGCAAAAGCTGCTTCTCTATCTGCTGCCGCTTGTGCATCAATAATAGCTTGTGCCTGTGCTTGTTGTTGCTGACCTAATTGACCAACACCGGTAATTTGTTGTTGTGCTAATTGTGGGGCTAGTTGAGCTAATCCTTGTTGTTGTGTAGATAATGCTTGTTGATTAGCAAAAGCTTGTTGTGCTGCTTGTTGTGCTTGTTGAAATCCTTGTTGTCTTAATTGTGCTTCTAGTTGTGCTTTATTAAAAGCAGTAACGGCATCAAACTCACCTTCTTGAGCACCTTGTCTACCACCACCAAAGGCACCAAACTGAAACGCTTGATCACCAATCGCTGATCTTTGTGCTGCTCTTTCTCGTTCCAAAGCAGCAAGAGAAGCATCGATAACTTCTTGTTGATACGGTGACATAAAATCTTGATAGGCTTGAGGACCTGTTAAAGTTTGAGCAGCAGTAGCATCGGTCGCTGCTTGATTTAAGAACGGTTCAAAAGAACCTAGGCCACCTGCTAAAGTTCTAGCTTGTTGTTGTAAAGCTGTTTCGCCTGCTACAGTAGGTGCATAAGAACGTGTATCAATAGGTGTTCCTAATTGTTTTGTTAATTTATCTACAAGTACCTCACCACCGGCTTCTATAAAGGGGGCGGGTCTAGTTATTGTTGTTTCTGCCATTATACTTTACTCTCCAAGGCGTTCATTAATTGATACATTCTTTGTGCTCCTTTATTAACACTACCACCACCAGCAGCTCTAACGGCATCAGCCGTCATAACAAATTCATTTTTTGATAATCTTGCGGGGACATCATCAGCTTTCTCTTTAGACCCCACAGGTATAAAGCCACCGCCTCTATAGTCCATTTCCATAGAAGGCATACCACCCATTTTTAAAGTTGCAAGTCCACCTTTTTTAGCACCAAAATATTGTCCTGATTCTCCACCCATCATTCTGTTATATATTTCCATAATTTCAGTTGGTGACATTTGAGAAGTATTAACTCCCATTTGTATTAATTGTTGTTGCATCTTACCTAAACCACCACCAGCATTGTCTGCTATCATTTCACTAGGGTCTAATAAACTTTTAGGTCCACCTGCAAAACTTCTATCGTCCACATCTTCTAATTCACCCGGTAAATCTATTAAGGTGTCAGCAGGGTTTCCAGATTCTGTAGGTTTAGGATCAGCCATGGCTACACCATCTTTTAAAATTTGAAGTATTTCTTCTATGCTTAATTCATCGTCTTTTTCTTGTAAGATATATTTGTCGTTATAAGGATCACCGGGATCTTGCATAGTGTCAAATATTCCTGTGCCTTCAGCGAATCCTACACGACCACCTTTATTGTAACTTGGTCTATTGGCCACATAATCATCTATTTGTTGTTGTGAATATCCTGCGTTTGCAAGATAATTTCTTAAATAACCCAAGTATTCAGCCGTATTGTATCCATCTTCTGAATTTTGATAAGCGTCTTGTGCAGCTTTAGCAGCATCGTAAATATCAAATCCTGCTCCCGCTGCTGCTTGTGTTCCTACAGCTTTACCAACATTAGCTATTGATGAAAGTATTTTACCTTCTTCACTAGAAATACTTGGATTTAAAAAGTCTCCAACTTTAGCTGTAACTTCTTTACCTTCTGTAGCTAGTTTTTGCATAAATGTTTTATCTGGTGCTGGAACATCTTGTCGAATATCTGCAGAAGTTGGAAGAGTTTTAAATATTCCAGATAATGCAGCTTTTCTTAAATCTGTTTTACCTTCATTAACAGCACTGTCTGCTAATAGGTTAGCAAAATAACCTCTAGCAAAATTACTCATAATTCCTGCACCACCAGGAACTAGACTACCAGGAACTAGAACGGATGCTAGGGGTCCTATGAAAGGTTTAATTTCATTAGGTACAATTCTTGAAATAACTTTGTTAACAGGTCTAAATACGTCTGATACTACGTCTTCTGCTTTTTTAAATACTTTACCCATTATGCATAATATCCTTTTGTATATTGAATAGCCATTCTTTTAATTGTTTCGTTGTCTGACATTCTTAACCATTTCACAGGTTTATTATATCCTAACAATTTAGTAAAGTATTCTTTACTCCACTTCATTACCTTTTTAATATTACCACAACACACAGTATCTATATGCCAAGGTATCGTTCCACTATTATAATCTTGAGGGTCTAAGTCTGCTGTTTTCATAAATTTTTGTTCTGTTTCTTCATTTAAAAAAGCCCAATTGGTAAAAGCAATTGGTAAATTATTTTCATAATGCACCTTGTATTGTCCTAATATAATGGATGGTAAAATATGTTGGAGCACGTCCTCGTTCGTGTAGTCTTGATAGCGAGGAAAAGATTTATATAAACCACATATTATGGCTATATCCTTTATTTTATCTGCATCTATCATAAACACATTACTTTTTTTTGCCTTGAAAATCAACTATTCATCCTCAGATTTAGATATAACATCTGGCATTTTAGCAACCTTTATATTAACACTTCTAGAAATATCTTCTTGTTTTGTGTCTGTATTTGGGTCATTAACATCGTCTTCTGCCTCTTTATCTGATGAATATTCTTTGTTAGTTTTAAGGTTTTTAACTGTTACTTCTGTTTCAATGTCAATTTGTTCAATAACCTTACCATTGACTATTGTATCTGCTTTACCTTTTTCTACAAATGATACCATTTTACCTCCTATGTTGTTCTTGTCATTTCTAGTACAGATAATATGACATGAAGTCTATTGGCTGTAGCTGCTGTGACTTTAATTATTTCTGTTTCTTCAACAACCAAAGGTTGTGAAAGAAGTTCTTTGGTAGTTTTTGCACCAACTGCTTCTTCTTTATAAACACTAAAAACATTGCTACCATTAGTTAAAGTAACTGTAAGAGTGTCTGCACTAGCAGAATCATTTGATACAATAATTGATTTAATTATACCTGTAGTTTCAGAAGGTACTGTATAAAGAGTTGTTATGTCAGTACTAGTTAAATCTACTTTTTTGTTTAAATAATTATTAGCCATTAACTAAAGAAGAAAGCAAAACGCTCTTCTTCCTCTCTTAAATTTTGTTGATATGTTGTATTGAGTTCTTCAATCAATGCTGCAATACCTCTGTTAATTTGTCTTTGATTAGATACCTCATAGTTATCTTTAGGTTCTGGTATTCTTACTACTATTCTAGCCATTATCTCATTCCATCTGGTTTAACATCAAGAGTTAATGTTCCGTATCTCCACTCTTGATTAATATCTGTGTTTGCAACTTTAACATTAACATATCTTCCTCTTGCTCTTGTATCTACTTTATCGGTGCTTGAATTTATTGTAAAAGGACTATGTGTAGAACTAATACCTGTTTCAGAAGGATATCTTTTAACAGCTAAAGTTACAGTAGCGTTACCTGTTAAATTTTTAAAATCAGGTATAAAACGACTAACCGATACAAATTTTTCACCAACACCTGTTTCAGTTTGTAAATCAAAATCATAAGACTCTATGTTAGATTCTATGGTAGTGACGCTTCCATCTTCATTAACTTGATCAGTTCCTATTTCATGTTCAAAATATATTGTTTTACCTAATCCATCTTCACCTAAAATAACAGGAAAACTTCCTGTGCCAGTATCATCAAATTTTGTTGCATGAGGTTTCGGATATAAGTTTGCATCAATCCAAGAAGTCCTCGGTTCACCATTGGTGTACCACACACCACCGGGAACTTGTGCTGACTCAGCATAATTATATGCTACAGCCTTATTATTAAAATCACTATTTGTAGGATACCACCAAGTTATTTCTGAAAATAAATTATTTAATCCTGCAACAACTTGTTGTCCTTTTGTTGTATCTATGTTGTTAAAAACTTCGTCTTCTACGGAACAAGGTAGTGTTTTAACTGTACCGTCAAATAAAAAGAAACCTTTTGTGCCCATCCAATAAGCAACACCATCTACTTCTATAGCAGCGTTTTTACCAATTAAACCACAGTTAGTGCCTACTTGTTCAAAACCAAATATAAAAGGAGATCCAACAAACTTCATTGTATATAAAGCTGTATCGGTCCATATCAAAATATTTTCTTTTGCTTTTAAAGCACCAATAATTTTTGTTCCGTCTTGAAGTCTTTGAGAACCTGCCGTATTCGTAACACTAGGTGTATAACTATTAATATTTTCTCTCTCTGAAAATCTTATAAACATATCGTCTTGAGTTGTTGCTGTACCCACGGTTGTTTCTGTACCAAAGTGTATTAAGTGTCTTGTAGTAGGTGATATTAAAGTTAATCGAGAAGCTGTAGGATTACTTCCTGTTGCAAAGTTTGTTGTATCTAAAGCTGCTCTAGTTGTTAAAGGTGTTGTTGATGAAGGATTCCATGTAAAAGTTTTACTATTAGCAACTGTTGCAACCAATACTTCACCAAAATTATCTAAAGACCAAAGACCCGGTTCTAAGTTTACTTGGCCAGCTTTTACTGCGTCACCCCAAGCATTATAATCTGTTGCATTAACTACGGTTGCTCCATTACTGTGGGTTGTAGCTGTAGTACCTAAAGCTCCTCGTGTACACCCTGTTAAATCATTAGTAGACTTTCCTGTGTAAGTTATAAGTTCTGAACCAATTAAAATAGTTCCTGCTGTAGGAAAAGATGAAGCACTAGAAAGTGTTATTGTTGTTTCACTGTTATCTAAATCTTCGTTCACCGTTGTTGACGCTGCGTCTGATATTGTGCCACCCCATGTACTAACACCCCAACCATATCCATAAGTTTGTTTTTGTGGGCCAACTACAAAATAAAATTCTACCGTGGTAGAACCTCCTGCACTAACAGTAGCTGTTGCTGCCGCCGAAGAAGTAATTGTAAATGTAGTTGTACTAGGAACAGTATTAATCATAAAAACTTTGTCTTCAAAATTACTAGCACTAAGACCTGTACCACTAGGTAAGGTGACGCTATCAAGTAATATAATATCTCCAACACTTGCACCATGAGCACTTGAAGTTGTGACTAAAACAGATGTTGATTCATCGGTTGTTGCTAAAGTAGCACTTGTTTGTTGTCTTGTAGAATCAAAAGGAGTGATGTCGTGAAGTTGACCTTCAAAAAATAATAATAAAAATTTATCTGTACCAAGAGCAATATATCTATTACCAGTTGTGTCTATAAAAGGTTTTTGTGCACGAACCACACCAACAATACTATCTGAAACTAAAGAAGACCAACCACCTATCTTTTCTGGTAAACCATATCTAAATCTTACATTGGTACTATCAATCCAACGATTTTCAGCACCTTTAGTAGTGTTTTGTTTATCTATTCCAGGAATAATTTCGAAATTAATAAGAGACAAAATTATCTCCTATATAAATGTCTTATAAGTCCAACCTCTAGTTGCGTTTGCATAAACTAATGTAAAAGACTGACCGTTTGTTGATACTGTTAAATTAGATGTGCCTGAATTAATATTGGAACTATTTCTATTAATAATTAAATTGTTAGAACCAAAAGATCCTTTTGCATCTATAAAATGTACTTCATCTCCTACACTAGGACTTGCAGGTAATGTGATTGTGACAGGAGCAGAACTTGTATCTACTATAATTTGATCATCTGCAACAGCAGTATAAGCGGAAGTAGTTGTTACATATCCTTTTTTTATCATACCTTTTACAATGTTTGTTCCGTCTGAAAACAATAAAGTAGTAGAACCTCGAGCTAGTGTAACCCCAGTCCCCGATGCAGTTTTAAATGTTAATGTATAGTGACTAGAACTTCTATCCGTTGCATCAACGACTAACCAAGCTTTTTCTACTGAATCTGGAACAGTAATATTTCTATTAGCAGTAAGTGTTCCTGTTAATTTAATAACAGCGTTACGGCCATTAGAAGATGCTCCATCTGCTATAGTTGTTGTTATATCTGCATTGGTAACAGCAATAGAAATATAACCTCCTACTGCCTCTTGAATTAAATCTAAATTTGTATTAGTAACTGTGCCCCATAAACCAGCTTTTTCGCCAGTGGTCATTTTTTCTAATTTTAGTGATGTTGAATATGATGATGACATGTGTTCTCCATTTTATATTAAGTTTCTACATTTGTCCATGTTTGACTTGCACCTGTGTTTATATCGTTCCAAGTGATAACACCAGGACTAGTAACCGAAGAAGTTAAAAGATTTGTTCCCGGAAGAACAACAGCTTTTGCTACAATTGTAACTGTTCCACTAGCCACGGTTCCTGCTAAATTAGTCGTGACAGTTACGTCAGCTTCACCTTTTGGTGTAGCACTACCTAAACTAGATGTAAGTGCATTGCCACTGACAGTAACATTAGCTGCCCCTACAAAGGTTAAGTCACCGATAGAGATGTTGTTTACATTAGTTCCTAAAGTAACATCAGCGTTCGCTTCAATCGCTGCAATGTTTCCTAAGCTTATTGTAGCTTGAACACCTTCTAAGTTTACCGGTTGATCAGTATATCCTGAAAAAGAGTATTGACCAAAAGAAGATACACCAAACATATTCTATCTTGCCGTTACTGGCACTCCTTTACTACTTACAAATGGATGCTCTGCAAATGCGAAGTATATATATGTTGAAGAAGCATTTGTAGCACCCTCTGTTGACCGACATTTAAACCCATTACTTAAAAAATCAAAATGTCCAGAACTTTGATTAACTTCATTAGTATTTGCATCTAATCTATTAGCCGTAGGATTATCTGGGTCTTGTTTATTATCATGTATTACCCATGCTCTAGCATTATCAGTAGTTTTTTTTACCATAAGCCAAGCTGGTTTAAATCCTGTATAAACAAACGCTCCATCTGCATTATTATTACCTTTATAAGAACCAAATTTAGAATATCCTTGTATAGGTGCAAAACAATATGCTATCATTGAATCACCGTCACCATTATCAAGTTCACTGTTCTGCAAAGCAAATGTCGTTGTGCCCATGTCATGACCTAAATTATAATCTGTAGATGGAAGAGTGGTATCGTTTAAAGGAAGTTTTTGATATGCTGCTAAACTTGCGTGTCGAACTTGCCAGTTATTATTGTCGCTTCTATTTTTAAAAATTATAGCTTTAGGTGCTATACCCAAACCGTGAGCAACAGAATGATTACCAGGATGTACTCCTGTCCATGTTACAATACTAAATCCTGCTGTAGTATTTGCTTGATAGACTGAATCTAAATTTCCTACACTTGTAGCACTTGCATCATTAGTCGTTGTAGTTCCGCCATTTGCCTTCCATTGCCATGCTACATAAGTAAAACCATTATAGTTACTTGAACCATCGTCTGTGCCTAAAGTAAAACCATTACTGTCAAAAGATTTAATTTCAGCTCTATCAGCTTCCTCATCATAAGCCTGATTAGCTTTAAGTCTTTTTAAATTTCCTCTACTAGAGTCCACTAAAACGTGGTCGTCATTTTGTCCAGTTCTAATTTTTACCCAAATCCAATCGGGTTGTAAAGTTGAATTACCAGTATTAGTTACTGCATGACTTGTATTACTATTACCTGAATATGTAATTGCTTGAAAATATTTTGAACCGTCATCTATTGTTGTATAAGCCATTATCCAAACTCCGCTAATCTTTTAGTACATAGTGCATAATATCCTGATGGTGGTGCATATTCAAAGTTACCATACTTGCCGTCATTGTTACCACTTGATATTGTAAAAGGGGGGTTGCCAAAATTCCATTTAAAATTTGATTGTCCGCTTGTTGAAGCATCAAGACAAAATGGGAACATAGGCTCTCCTGTGTTTAAATGAGACTGGTCACTAATTTGTGTAGTAACATCCCCTGTTCCTGTTGAGCCGCTTGTAGGGTCACCACTATCTTGCCATGTTCCATTTATACCATAATACGCTCTGTGATTATCCATATCTAATGCCCACATGACTATATCATTATCACTCAAGGAATTAGCATAACTTGTTGATGTGCCATTTTCTTCAATTCCACCTGCATAATTTACTATAAAACCTTTTGATGTACTTTCGTCATATAAGGGACCAGTAAATGCTGCTATGGCGGTGGCATCTCCAATACCCGTATTAGCTCTCGCTACAGTTGTAATTTTTACTTCCCAATACCATTTACCAGATGTCACACCAAAAGTTGAAAAACCATATCCTCTATCTGAGTCTCCTGATGTAAAAGCTATTTGAGAACTACCCTCTCTGAATTCTCCATCATTATCAAAATTACTTCTAAACAATGAATTTAGTGTAGCAAAATTATTAGTAGGTGTATCTTCTGTTATGTCATGAGCTGCAAGATTTGACACAGCAAAGTGCCTATCATTACCAGATGTGTCTGCACCAATACCACTTGAATTAGTGCTAGTTCCTGTTTGTTTAAATTCTAATTTAAAGCCATTAAGACCATAAGAACCTGTGTATCTTTTTGGTATCCAAACTCCGTTGTCATTAGTTTCTCCAAAAGAAGTTGGTGTTAACGCTTGTCCATCTATAAAATGTGCATCAGACATATGTCCATCTAGAAATTCACTATTATTAAGATGCCCTATGTCTAAATTATAACTTTCTTCGTTAAATGGTGTTGTAAAATTTGAATCTGCTGTTGTTCCAGACAAAGTTTGTAAAACACTATTAACATATATTTTTACTCTATCTCCTGCTGTTCCATCTGTGCTGTCATAACTTAATACGATGTGATACCAAGCACTAGGGTCACGAAACAAAGAAGCCGTTGTTAGAAGTGTGTTAAAACTAGAATAAGCATCAGAGGTTTCTACAATTCTAATTGCATCATTACTGCTACTCCTAAAAAGAAGTTGTGCTCTGTTGTTACCGCTTTCAGCACTAATAATACTTTGATTAGCACTTTCAATGCTAGATTTTTTTATCCAAACACTATATGTAAATATTTTATTATTGGTTACAGTGCCCTCATTGGCTAAGTTTAATTGCGGACTATCTCCATCATTAAACCTAAGAGAGTTACTTATTTCATAACTTTCTTTAACTTCACCTGAAGGTCCAGGTATTGTAACTCCCATGTTACACTACCTCGTCTGGAAACTCACCTAGGGGTCTTGATGTGACTCCCTCACTATCTGTAGTATATGTCAATAAAGTTATTAAGGCATCTACATCTGAACAATTATCTATGGATGTTTCCATCGCATTAACTTTTGTTCTTACTGCTGCTCTGTATGTTTTAATATTATCAGGTACAGAATAAGAATCTACATCTGCAGCTTTGATAACATACCAATCTGTCTTGGCAAGTAATTCTGCAGCGTGTGTATTAAATTTATTTTTGTATTGTGTTTTAAGACCATAGATAACTATTTGATTACCTTTATCATCTTTTAATTTATTACCATCTTTATCAACTGCGTCTTTGTCTGCAAGTTCTTTAGCAGTTGCTGTTCCATAACTACCTGTTACTTTACCACTACCAAATGCATAAGTAATATTTGTATTAACATAAAATGCTTCATCTTTTTTATTTGTCTCATCTATTTCTACAGTATAGATGCCAATAGCGTTTCTTTCTGCTTCGGTCCATACTGTGTAAATAGTTTGTGGATATTGATTATCTCCTATTGTAATTCCTTTGTTGCCTTTGGGGAACTGTGTAATTTTTCCTGATTCTACTAATGCAAACATATTTACTCCTATGATAATGTTAGGTTAAGACTTCTACCTACCTCTATAAACTTTGAACCATTATATCTAAATACAAAATGGTCTCCCTTACTTGCTGTTCCAGTTAGTGTTGGTGCGGTATCTCCTACAAATTCATATATAGCATTAAAGGTAACTGTTCTTGAACCTGTGCCATCTTGAATAATCAATAAAGATACAAACTGTCCTGTCACTCCATTGCTTGCTGCGGCTAGTGTTCTATTACCACCCAAGGTAACTTTAGCGACAGGCTGTGTTGATACATTCCAATTGATTGTAGAACCATCTGTTAAAGTTGCTTCGGGGTTATACGCACCCACATTAAATTTTGTATTCGCAGTGGTAAACTGCATGACGTCTGTACCACCGGCTTTAAAATCTATTTGATCATCTGTATCTGCATGAAAACTTGAGTCGCCATCAACATCCAAGATTAACTCTTCACCATTTAAATCTCTGTTCATTGGCCCACCTACTGCACCAGATATTTCTACAATAAAGATTGATGCTCCACTTGCAGGTGCTGTGCTAAAAGTAATTGATGCTCCACCTGAAGCTAGTGTGTAGTCTGTTCCCGGTTTTTGAATAACACCATCATGGGATACTAATAACTGTGCTGCAGAACCTACCTGTGTTCCTAAACTAAATGTTGTGTTAGAACCATTGTAAGTATTACCGCTTGTGTCTAAGACAGCAAAGGTTCCGTTTTTAATTGATTGTCCTATGTATGCCATTATTTTGTTACCTCTGTTGGAAATTCGTATGCTTGTACTTTTTCTACAGTATCTAAGCCTTCAGTAGCATCACGAAGTTTTTGTCGATACTCTTTCATTTCTGTACTCATTATTAAATCACTACTAGATGTCCAATCAGTTTTACTTAATAAATAATTACGAGTTGACCTTAAATGGTCTAATTTTCTATTCAATTCGTTTTCTTTATGTGTTTTATCTTTTTGGTCTTCAATAGCATTTTCTTCTGCTGTTAAATCAATTTTTACATTGTTTATTATTTTAAATCTGCTCATGATGTTGCTACTCCATATAATGAAAATGAAGCTGTTGTATAAGTGCCTGAACCTGTGTGTATTCTAAAACCCGATACAACTCCTGAACTAGAACTAACAGATGTGCCAAAACCTATGGTTCTACAAAAAGTACCATTAGACATTTTACCAGAATTTTCAAAATACAAAGATGGTTCTGTTGTTGTTCCTGTTAATTGAGAAAACCATATAGTTAATTGATTTTTTGAAGAACTAGCATTATCAAAATCTTTTCCAACTAATATTTCATTCGCACTTTGCGTATTTGCAGACTCATCATTTCCATCGTCTTTAAAAGACTTACTTCTCCATCTGTAACCACTTGTTTGTCTTGTTCCACCAATATAATAGGTTAAATATAAACTTGTATCTGCTGATAAATTTATATCTCTACCCCATATTACATAATTTTTAAAACTACCTATTGATGTAAATTCTACATAAGTTGCTCCTGCCGCATCAGTATCTGTTATATGTGTAAAATCATTAGGTGTACCAGTCACAGTGCCTGTAAAAGCAAATGTATCACTTAAATCTATACCTGTTGATGCTACTGTTGTCTTACTCATCTATCCTCCTATGGTTTAGTAGGCCAAGTTGCGTTCTCGCACTTCTCTACTGTATCTTTTCCTGCAGGTAAGTCTCTTAGATTCTGTCGATATGTTTTCATATCATCACTAAGAGTATTATCTGATAAAGCTAGATAATCTGTCTCTGCTAATAATCTGTTTCTTTTATCTCTTAATTCAGCCAAGGCTCTAGCAGGAGCTGCATCAGCCCATGCTTTTTCTTCAGCATCACGAGCAGTTTCTTCTTCTGCTGTGAACTGAACCTTAACTCCGTTTACATTATGATATCTTGGCATTATGCTTTTTCTCCATACAATGTAAATTTTCCTGACTCTATAGCACCACTAGAACTTGCTAATCTCATGTAATTAAACGCAGCATTGTATTCAAATACTGCACCTCCAGAAATTATGTAAAAATCACTACCACCACCATGACGAAATATATGACGAAAGTCTGCATATTTATATCCTGTACTTGTTAAACCATTTATTAAAATAGTTCCTGCACAGCCATCTGCACCATCATCTTGATAACCAAGAACTATTGTTCCATTATTAGAGCCTGATGCTTGTTCAGGACCTGAAGCAGAACTTGAAAGGTTATTGTAATCTTGTCCTTTTTTTGTGTTGCCTAAAAAATTGGAACCATTATCAGTAGACAACATAAGATTTAATGTAGTTTGGTCAGTTTCAGGAACGACTCTACTATATTTAAGAACATAATTTACGAAAGAAGATGTTATAATTGAATTATCAAAATTAATAGTATTACTGTCACTTGCATCTACTGTAGATAATTTAACTAGGTCCGTACCTGTTACTGTTCCTGTAAAGGGAAATGCTGCTGACAAATCTATTGAAGCAGGTTTTATTGTACTAAGTGCCATGTTTACTCCTTGCTATTTGCATCCTTCACAGACTTGATATGCGTGTACCAAGAACCTGTCTTATCTAATTTACCATCATTAATATCGTGATACAATTTATCTAATTGTTCTTCCCACGATAAGTATTCTCTTTTTCTTTTTAATAAAGTTGCATCTAAAGTTTCTTTTGTATTACCCGCAGTATCAAAAGCTGCTAACTGTGAGTCTGAAGGTTTTGCTAAACCTGATACTGACCATGTTGCAATGTAAGCACCTTTTCCATCAGAATCATCTTGAATTAATATTTTATCTTTTTCTGAATCCCATGTTTTAGAATTGTCTTCTAAATATAATTTTACTTTTGTTGATACGTCTGCCATTATTTCTCCTATGCTAATTTAAATCCTTGAAAAAAACTTGTTGTTGCTATTACATCACCATTACTGCCAGCAGTTGTTTGTGCATAAGTTTCTATATAATCACTAGCACTTAAATCAACTATTTGCCAAAGTCCTTGTGACATATCTGCATCAGAACCATTACGATTTATATGTGCCCATTGAGAAGCAGGAGTAAGTGCTGATCCATTTTTGTATAATTTAAGATTATAAGCACCTAACTGATTTCCTAAAAAAGCATGAATAAGAAAAAAATACTTGCCACCTTTGCCACTTGGTACTGTAAATTTGTTTGAAGCAAAAGCATTATCTGTATCAAATTGTTCAGTATCCCACGGAATTTTAGTCCAAGTATCATTAGTTAAATCAAAGTTACCAGACAGTCTTACATAAAAACTAGGTGTGTTAGTTGATTTTATTAATGACACATCAACTCTTTTTATTGTTCCTGCGTCTGATACTAAAAGTTCATCTGTATCATCAGGAGCAGAAGCTAATTCTGTTTGTCCTGATATAATATTACTTGCTAAACTTGCAGGTACGACACCACTAGCAGGAACATCAATAGTTCCTACAGCCTTTGCTTGATGAACTACATAAATATTATTTGTACCAGAAGGAGGTGCTCCGGTAAATGTAAGAGTAGTTCCGCTTATGCCATACGCAGAGTTTGGGTCCTGTCTAACATTTTCTACAAAAACTTCTATGTCAAATACTGAACTCGGTGCAATGTCTAATGTAAATGCTGTTGTACTAGCATCACCACTAAATCGTTTACCTTGTAAAGACTGAAACTGATTGGTTGTATCTATAGGTGTACCAAGATATGCCATTCTAGGTTATCTCCATAATTGATAAAGCTATATCTGCAGCACCTGAAGCTGTTAACGAAAGGGTATCAGTTGTTTCCATAACAACTTTATTCCCTGACAATAATTCAAGTGTACCACCTACAGGTATAGGTGCATTGGTTACTAACTCAACTGTTTGGTTAGCTTCATTGTTTGCACCTGCTCTGTTGGAAGTATCTGATCCTAAACTTACTGTTGCAGTAACTTGTGTTGTTGTTGTGTTACCTATCATAATTCCAAGAACTACTGTTGTTGTAGAACTTGCTACTGTATAGATAACATCAGCACTAGTTACACCTGCTTTTGTTACTACTTTAAATGTATTTGCCATTTACCCTCCTATCCTAATGCGATTGCTAATGCAGTAGGGTCTTCTGTAGAAAATCCTTGTGCTGACATTAATGTTACTACTCTAGACAATGCTGCTTTTTTATTTGTACCACCGGCACCATCATCCACTATTATTAAATCTGATGTTGTTAAATCTGCACCTATGTCAGATCCTCCATCAATCTCTAATGCTGTTAATGCTACTTTCCCTGCTGTTGATATTGTAGCTAATTTTGTATCTGCAATCGCAGCACTTGATTTAATATCTGCGTTTACAATGTTTGTAATTGTGTTGTTATCTGAATCTATTGATTTGTTTGTTAAAGTATCTGTGG